GCTCTTTAATCCGGTCCGTGTCACGCTCAGATGCGTCTTCGAAAATGTTCGTGAGTAGTTACCAGCAAGCTGGACTACTCCTTATATTTATTAAGAAGATTTCTGGGTTGGGTCCCGAGACCACCTTAAATACAAACTGCCCGAAGGCACAAGCCTGCACTAATCACTCGAGATCTCCTATATCAGGAATTATGTTTGAACCTGAGGAGCCCAGTAAAGGAGTTACCTCCTTGATATCGATCGGACAAGATCCGAGTACGCTTCCCACATCCTCAACGACTTAGGTCGAGCGAGATCCGAACGGATCTTCGCAACAACCCGGTCTGAGGGCATAGGGAGCGCACCGAGATCCCCATCGAGCTCTCGACAGGCATCCCACAGGGCATCCAGTTCTTCAAAACTACTATCCGAACCTAACCCCATCACCCTTGATTGCACTTCAAACGCTTTCCGAAGGGTCTTATTTCGGATAGGTGCGTAAATATCGGAGTCCAATCGATTTACCACGTTGTCATCTATCTTAGATGACACCAGTGATAATTTCGCTCGCTGACCCGGTAGGGCGTACCCTTCCGAGTCCACCAATACCGGTGGGCCCCAAAACTCTATAGCTTTGGAGAATACCGTACGCATCCGATCAAACAGATCGCGAAGTTTACTCTTCTCTCTCCGTATGAATTCCGATTTAAGATCCTCCAACCTCTCAGGAGGAAAATCGAACTTGCTACCAACTGTGCGCATTGATAACCAGCCCAATATTCCAGTGAAAAGTGGAGACCCAGGGCCATAATAGAGAACTAAGTAGTTTCTCAGCCGGTAAGGCATCCGTGCCAGTTGGCCGGACGCTGAGGCCTTTGCCTTGTATCCGTAACCAATGAAAGATAGAAAACCTCCCAAAGATAACTTATACTTGTTCACCAACTCCAAGAGAGAACCGAGACGGCCCTTAGCAGCTTGGAGCTCGAGAAATGGAACCGCAGAAACGTTCTTACCATCAAGGTAAGTACGCTTAGCGAATTCCAAACATCGGCCTCCGGTTGAGACCAGAGACTTATGCTCAGAGATACTCACTCCCAATGAGCGAATAATCTTCACATAAGCTCTGGCCACCCGGCTTCCCATTATGACCACATCGTCTCCGAGTATCGCGTAATGCGCATACCAAGAATAACCTTGTCCTAATTCCTTACACACACGCCACCAAGCCCACTGTACTATACAGTGGTGAGTTAACGCTAACATAGCCCAGGATGAAAGGGCCCCCATTGGCTGACCCGCGGCGTACCGCACCGTTACCCCTCCCATGGTGGTCCGAAGACCAACATCAGGACGGGATGGGGCGAAGTACTCGCGACCAACCAAGAAGGTAACCCAATGAGAGGCACCCGCAATCGTAATCACGGGCTCAAGAAGCCATCTCTGGAATATAACCGGTAACCGATCCGTCGCGGACGACAAATCGAACGAGAACAACGCCGTCGCCTTCTTCTGGGCAGATGTTACTCTGCCCTTCCGAAGTTGACGTTGCTGCTCTAGCAGTCGATCAAGTGGTTTAGTTTGATCGAATGTACCGTCTGCAGGAATTACCTGCAGTAAACGGAAGATCGCATCATGCAGCGGTTTAAGCAACCACTGAGTGATGGGGTCCACCATTGCGAAAACTCGAACTTTACCTGCCGCTTCCTGCTTAAATCCTAGTTTACCAAGGAACCACTTAAGTTTCCAAGACAGTCTTTTCCAATTCTTACTAGCAAGCTCCTTATCGGAGAGATCTTTCTCATCTTTTAAGTCGCCTGTTTTCGGATTGAAAGCAACCGTCTTCGGCCTCTGAATATAGTCTGACAACTGTCGAATACTAATACTCTTCGGCTTCCACCCGATAGCCACGTGGGCCCACCAGTCGAAGTTCCAAGTCAGCAGGCACCAATGAAGAAGCGAATTCATCATTAGTGATTGCTGCGGTTCTCGCCACAGGTGGGCCGCCATGAGTATCCCCAGTGCTGAGAAGGAAGAAAGTCGAGCTAACTCTTGTTTCTCCTTCTTCTTCTCAGCGACAGCCGGTGCATGACCGGATATCGCAGCCTGAGAGAGGGACCCGGATAAAATAGGACCGCTGCTGAACGAAAGGAAAGGCCGAATGGCCAAAGTCTTAAGGAAAGCAACGGGCGCCTTAACCGCAGTCGCAATTGAGCCCGGCACACACCACTTCTTGGAAATCCATCCCCAGAAAAGAGGAAGAAAATCCTTGAATTCTCCTTCGAGGCTTAGATCAGCCGTCGAAGGGTCGCGGATAGTACTGAGGTTCACTTTCCCCGCTAAATCGATTACTCGATAAAGCGCGAAGAGAGAGAGCCAAAGTCGAATGACTATTAGATCTCCATTACGAATACGCTTCCGGTGAATAGCTGGAATAACCCGCGGTAAACCACCACGGGTACGGCTAACACGGGACCCAAACGGCCCAGTGTCGGAAATCACTTGTCCGCCGATAGATTGTTGGAGGAGAGTGGAGCACGCTTTGAGATATATTACTGCAAAGCGGACCCCACCCTTCTTCATCAGTCTATAGACGAAAGAGGCGTATGTGATTAGAACTTTAACGATACCAATATTCTTCTTAAAACCCAGTACATAGACTACCAAAAATAATAGTTTTAATACTGGGCGCCCAAGTTTTACCTTGAGCATACCATTGACAGCGCCAGGTGAGTGCGACAACCTTTTATGTTGGTCAAACGTGTTACTCAATAAGTTGGAAGTTATTCTTTCTTGTTGTGTTTCCATATTTGATTAATTATAATTGTACGTCGTACGCATTTGGTTTTGCCAAACTTCGGTTTCCTAGTCCCTATACGGGATGTCGGGCCGCAGGTACCCTTGAAAGGGATCTTTAAGATAAATCTTGAAGATATGGCTTAAGTTATATTATCACTTTATCACGGTTTGTGCCCCCCCCGGAGGTTTCTCCTTTCCATGAGCGTCTAGCTCAACAGTCCAGTTACATAGTCCAGGGTACACCCATCAAATACAAGGGTTCTCACACTAGCCGTCGTAGAAGACGTTACGGAGTATCATTATCAACTCCTGGCGATTGCTACGGTGAGCGGTTTACGAGAGATCAATATCACCCTCTAACCAACATCACAATTTTAGACCTATAACCTACCACTTACTACATGAGCTTGTCACGCAGCAAACAATAGTGCTTTGAAGTACCATCTCAGATGCGCAGGGAATTTTGATCCACACATCGGAGAATGGCTCAGTTGAGCTATTCCAACCGATAGAGAGCCTAGGC